GCCGCAAGGCGGAAACGTCATCCACAACGGCATCGAATTCGATGCGCTAGGCCGGCGCGTGGCGTATCACTTGTATCGGCGGCATCCGGGCGACACGACCACGCTGCAAGGCTGGGACATGGAAATCACCCGTGTACCCGCTTCGGAAATCATTCATCTATACCGCAAAGACCGACCCGGGCAGGACCGGGGCGTTAGCTGGCTTGCGCCAGTGATTGTCACGCTGCGGGATCTGGGCATCTATGAGGATGGCAGTCTCAAGCGGGTGCAATGCGGGACGCTGTTTGCCGGGTTCATTACATCAGATGACCCGCAGGCGTTTGGCGAAGAGCTAGACGACGAACTGCCGGATTTACAGCCTGGAACCATGTACATGCTCCGTCCTGGGCAGGGCGTTCAATTTAACGACCCTCCCGAGCCGCACGACCCCGCCTTCCGTGACTCGACCCTCCGCGCTATCGCGGCTGGGCTTGGTATCACTTACGAATCTCTGACCGGCAACCTCTCCGAAGTCAATTTCAGCAGCGCCCGCATGGGTGCGCATGAGATGGGCCGGAATCTCGATAGCTGGCTGTGGGCCACATTCATTCCGAGATTCTGTGATTCGGTCTTTGCGTGGTTCAAGGGAATGATGCAAGCCACCGGCTTTAACGCCTCCGACCTGTCCGTTGAATGGACACCTCCGGCAAGAACCCTAGTCGACCCCAGCAAGGAATGGAAGGCGCTTCAAACCGCTGTCCGTTCCGGCTTTATGAGCCTGCCGGAAGCCATCCGCTCGCAAGGTTACGACCCTGATTCCGTACTGGCCGAACAGGCCGAATACCTCGCCAAACTCGACGCCGCTGGCGTCATCGTGGAATCGGACTACCGCTTCGACGCGACCCCGAAAGTCACCGCCGATACCGAGCAACAAACCGGAGATCCGAATGCCGGAAATTAAGCCAAGCGGAATGTATTACCGCGAACTCAAGTTTGACATCAAGCCTGACAGCGAAACTCGGACTTTCACGATTCCGGTTTCGAGCGATGTACCGCAACCAAGGAAATGGGGAACCGAGATTCTCGACCATTCCAGCGGGGCTATTGACCTGTCAAGGATGCAAGACGGCGCTCCCGTACTGCTCGATCACGACATGAGCCGCCAGATTGGCGTCGTTGAAAACGCATCATCGGACGGCAAGCGATTGCAGACGACTATCCGTTTCAGCCGTTCGGCGCTCGGCCAGGAAATCATGCAAGACGTGATTGATGGCATCCGCAAGAACGTATCAATCGGCTACCGGATTGATGAAGCCGTGGAAAGCTCGCGGGGAGTTTTCAAGGCTACCAAATGGACACCTTACGAAGTGAGCGTGACCAGCGTTCCCGTCGATAACAGCGTCGGCTTCGGGCGATCCGATGACGATTCATTCAACCCCCTCGATTTACTTAAACAAAGGAGTACGGCTATGTCCGAACCTTCAGAAAACCCAGTTCCGGCTGAAGAGACAGCGCCGGTTATTCCCGCCGAGCCGGTAGCGGCTCCCGTCAATGCCGATGAAGTCGCTCAACGGGCGATGGTCATGGAGCGCAATCGTATTGCCGCTATCCAGGAATTCGGCACACGGGCCAATATCGACGCGGCGATCATCAAGCGCCACATTGACAGCGGAACCGCTGCCGATGTCGCCACTCAGGAGTTTATCCGCATGTGGTCAAAACACGTTGACGCAACCGCCACCACTTCGGGCCGCATCGAAACCGGCACCGACGAAGCCGACAAGCGCATCGGTCGTGCGACTGACGCATTGCTGGCCCGCGCTGGCGTGTTGAAGGGTAAAGAGGCCGATGAAGCACGGCAGGGAAACCCCTACCTGCATTCAAAGCTGTTCGACATGGCTAAGGAAAGCGCAGAGCGTTCCGGCTTCTCGATCAACGGTAAAGACCCGTTGCATGTGGTCCGTGGTGCTATCACGACCGGCACCAGTGACTTCCCGGTGATCCTCGAAAACACGATGCACAAAACCCTGCTGGCGGCTTACACCGCTGCGGCGGATACGTGGTCTCAGTTCTGCTCTGTCGGTTCCGTGTCGGACTTCCGTGATTGGAAGCGCATCTATACCGGCTCGATCTCTTCTTTGGATACTGTCAACGAACTGGGCGAGTTCACCAACAAGTCGATTCCTGATGGTCAGGCCGAGTCGATTGCTGTTACCACGAAGGGCAATCTGATCAACATCAGCCGTCAGGCGATTATCAACGACGATTTGAGCTATTTCGTCCGCCTGACGCAGATGCTGGGCCGCGCTGCCGCCCGTTCGATTGAGCGGGATGTGTACGCATTATTGGCCGCGAATCCGACGATGGACGATGGCTATGCGCTCTTCAGCACCAATCACGCTAACTACGATTCCACTGGTAATGCCATCAGCATTTCCAGCTTGGTAGATGCGCGTATCGCCATGAAGAGCCAGATGGACATCAGCGGCAATGACTACATTGGCGACATCGAACCGGCTCTGCTGCTGTGTCCGATTGCCAAGGGTCAGTTAGCCCGCGAAACCATCCTGAGCGTCTATGACCCGGAAACCAGCAACAAGCTGCAACGCCGGAACGACGCTTACAACATCGTTTCCACCATCATCGACACGCCGCGCTTGAGTGGAAACGGATGGTATGTCTTCGCTTCTCCCGAAGCTCACCCGGTTATCGAAGTCGCGTTTCTCAACGGCAACCGCACTCCGTATCTCGAAACCGAACAGGGCTTCGAGGTCGATGGCTTGCGCTACAAGGTCCGTTTGGACTACGGCGTGGGCGCTGTTGGCTACCAGGGCGCATTCCACAACGTCGGCGCGTAATGAATCCGGGCCGGCTACGGCTGGCCCTCAATCTTTGAGGTACTCAAATGGCTAACAGCTATATTTCAGAAGGCGACCGCATCGACTGGACTAACGGCACCGGCAGTGCGGTTGAATCCGGTGATGTCGTACAAGTAGGGTTTAAGCAACTCGGCGTGGCACTGGTTGACATTGCATCTACCGCAGTCGGCACCGTCGCTGTTGATGGCGTGTTTGAACTCAAGAAGGCCTCCGGCGCAATCGTCCAGGGCGCTCCGGTGTGGTGGGACGCGGTAGCCGAGAACGTCATCAACGCACCGACCTTGACCGCGTGGTTCATCGGCTATGCCGTCGAGGCAGAAATCTCCGGGGCAACGACCGTCAAGGTCAAGCTCGAAGAGTTCGCTAACGAAACTCCGCGCGTCCTGACTCTGGCCGCAACCGGCACTCAGACTGTGGGCGCTGGCGCATTCATGGCCGGCGAACTGACCTTGCTGGGTACGGCTACCGCTGCGCATACCGTCACCCTGCCGGCTCTGGCGGCGGTTCCGGTCGGCTCAAAGCTCACCGTGCGCAAGATCAGCGGCGGCGCTTATGCCATCACCCTGGACGGCAATAGCTCCGAAACCATTGGCGGCGGCGCGACCTTTGCCAGCATTGACGCTGACAACGATATGGCTAGCTTCCAGGCGTCTGCGGCTCCGACTTGGCAGCTTGTCTGGTCGATCATTGCCTAATGACTAGCGCCTTTGATGCGGCCTGCCGCACGGCGAATGCACCGCTGCTGCGGGTGTTTGCCGATACCGTCGAGATGGACGGTACAACCGGCGTGGCTGTGGTCATGCCGGATACGGACTTGAGTCTAGGCGGCGGCGTGCAACTTATCAATGGCGCGAATCTCTTGCTGCGTGCCGAGGATTGGCCGGATGTGGATGTCAATGACGAAGTGACTCATGACGGCGTCGATTACGTTATCACGGAGCTGGATGACGTGGATTCGGCTGGCATGCGCAAGGCCAGGATGGCGCGGGCATGAATCTCGATGCCATCGTGACCGCAATCGAGGGCGTGACCGGGCTATCCGGCAACGTCCAGATTGGCCAGCCGGAACGCATCGAAGGCATAACCAGCGGGCCGTATGCGTGGCTGTCTGAAGCGATGGAATCGGCGGCACCAAGCGGGCGCGTCAACCAGCCATCTATCCAGCGTATTGACTGCCGGGTTGGCATCACTATCGGCGCTCAGACGATGGCCGATGTGCTGGAAACCCGAGAGGCGATCCGCTGGGCGCTGATTGATCTGGACCCGGAAGGCACTGCCGGCGCGGAACCTTTGCAATTTCGCGGCGGGCAACTGGCATTCCTTGATCCGGGATGGACGTTCTGGCGCGATGAATATGCCTATTCCTATTACGTCGACCTGTTGAATCCGCCTGAAGAACCTGAGCCTGACCCAGTACCCGAGGGACCATAAATGCCACGTTATACCGTTGACCCAGTGACCGGCATCCGTACAAAGGTATCCGGCACCAATTATGTACCGCCATGCCTTGCCAAGACAGCGAAGCGGAAAGCGGAACCCGCACCTGAACCAATCCCGGCCATTGAGCCGCCCGCTGACCCCGTGATGGAGGAATAAATCATGGCCCTATTTATGCGCAAGACTCTCATGGCTCTCAAAGTAGAGGCCACCGAGGGATCACCCGAAACTCTAGCAGGCACTAACTGCTATCTCATCCGTAATGCAACCCTCACTCCGCTGGCCGGTAATACCGTAGCCCGTGAGTTCGTCCGCGAAACTTTCGGAAATTACGGCACTATCCAATTAGACCAGCACGTCGAGTTATCGTTTGAAATCGAGTTTTCCCCGACTGGCACTGCGGGTTCCGCCCCGGCTTATGCCGATGCGCTGCTGTGCTGTGGTTTTGAGGAAACCCTGACCCCCGCAACCAGCGCGGTTTATTCGCCCGTATCTGGCGACTTCGATTCATGCACAATCGAGGTATTTCTCGACGGCATCAAACACGTTATGGCCGGTTGCCGGGGTAACGTATCGCTGAACCTGTCTCGCGGCGCATTGCCGACCCTGAATTTCACGTTCATGGGTAGTTATACCGCACCCTCTGACACTACTCCGCTCACGCCTGACTTTACCGACTTCAAGGTACCGCTCGGCCCGAACTCTCTGAATACCCCGACCGTTACCTTGCACGGCATTGATGTCTGCATGGAATCGTTCAACGCCGACATGGCGAATCAAACGGTATTCCGTGACTTGCCGGGATGCGATCCGAAGGCGCTACTGACGAACCGGCAACCCGCCGGAACCATCGTGTTTGAAATGACCGATGTTGATACCTATGCCTGGGTAGAGGCCGCCCGTCTGCATACCGTTGATGATCTCAAGATTATCCACGGCACCAGCGCCGGTTCGATTATCACCATTGATGCGCCCGCGGTCAGTTTCCAGCCACCGTCATTCCAGGATTCGGACGGCATCATGATGTGCAGTATGCCCATCGTGTTTGAACCGACGTCTGCCGGTAATGACGAGTTCAAGCTGACCTACACCTAAACGCCCGGACAGGCACGACATCACGACCCTGTTTACAGGGCTGTCTCCGGCGCGGCCCGCCGCTGGGTGATAAAGCGGGCCACTATTTTCTCAACGACAGATAGGTAATCACCATGGCATTTGTACTCAAGCCGAAATCGGAAGGCTTCTACTACGGCATCATCCTGCCGGTCGTCAATGAGCAAGGCGCAAGCCAAGCTATCAAGTTTGAGATGAAGTTCAAGCGCGTCTCGCGTAGCCGCCTCAATGAACTGCAAAAGCAGCAAGAGGAAATGGCCGATAGCGAGATTGTTGTCGATAGCCTGGAGCGCGATACGGATTACGTTCTGGATATTGCCGAAGGCTGGCGCTACGTGCAGGGGCCGGATAACGAGGATCTCGAATTCAACCGAGCTACGGTGCGCTTGATGCTGGATAACTACCCGAATGCTGCGGGCGCTATCGTGAGTGCATTCTTCGAGGCGACGCTAGGCGGGGGTAAGCGAAAAAACTAGAGGAAGCCGCTCGCCGATGGGCCGCTCCGAATCCACGCGCTGGCGGCGATGACGGGCTAGCCGATGCGCTCGCGGCCTTCGACGCTCCCGCCGATCTTGCGGATGAAGTTCTCGGCATCGAGAAAGCCGAATCCGCACCGCTGGAGGTGTGGGAGGAAAACTGGGACACGCTTCTGGTTTTCCTTGCGCTCTCGACGCAATGGCGGCGCGAAATACCGGCCATGGCGGGACAGATGCTCTGGCACGGTTTGGACTACACCGCCGTCGAGTCGGTGCTACGGCTGATGGGCCACTGGGCGAAGCGGGCGGCGATCTTCGAGGGTTTGCAAATTATGGAAGCGGCGGCGC